AGTCCGCTTTTTAACGTAACCACGACATAAGATTTAAAAGCACCCTTTCCCAGTATCGTATTAACGCACCTACGCCCAGAAGCCAAATACATTAAGTATTTGGCCCACTGAGTGCGGGGGTTAATGACGGCTGGTGACGTGCCGGCGGATGACCACTCGAAGCCGAGATGCATTGAAGCACCTCGAGTATCTTGTTGAGTCATTTGACCGAACAAATCAAGTCGCCTCCGGGCTGACTTCTTAACTATCATTCCATCCTTCCTAAATTGAAGGGGAGTCATGACTGTATAGTTATCAACCTTTGGCAAACCGAAAGGCTCTGGTGGTCGCAGCCGAATCCCACATACCTTAAGTGGGTTATCCGCAAACCAGGCAGGGGGCACGACCGAGTAGACCGCGCAAAAGAGTGATGAAAAGCTGTGATAACGCTCAGCGAGAAACGACAATTTATTTAGGATTGTCATGACATCGTTGACGGTTTGCGGGTATTTGACGTCGAAAGACTCAATATAACCGTACCCATCTAAATGATGGGCACCACAACTTTCCCGATAATCCGTCCGTATATGGGTTTTAGCCACATTACATCGGAAATTACCGGACTCTAAGGCTATCACGAGATTATCTGCAACATCATTCGGAACGATTATATCGTCACCGAAGACGCTGCAGTTATCCGCGAAAGATCTACTAAGACAATAAAGAATCAGGCTCATTAACTCGAACGTAAACCCATTACCCATACTTGATACTTTTTTGATGATGTAAAAATTATCATCAAAACCAAGCGTCATTGCTGACCTCGAGTCCTTGATTAAATCAAAGATTCTTGAAGGCAAAAGATATTGGCAGAGTTGAAGAGATATGCTATCGCTAGCATTTTCAAGATCGATCGTAGCGAACTTATCACTACTTATCATATGACGGTGTTTTTCCGCCGTTATATTTAAGTCGACTCCAGAGTGTTTAAGACACTCGCGGATGCCTGACCCAATACGTCGCTGGACCAGAATATTGGCCAGAGGTTCAATGCAAATCGGTCTGTCCTTAAGATTATTTTTGGGGACAGTAGAAAACCTATTACCATGAACCATTTCCGTGACCATCATCAGTTTAAGTTCAAAGATACGTCGAGCAAATGCCGT